TTAATCGTCTTGAAGCAAAGATTGACCAGCTTATTCAAGCGGGAAAATAATGCCAAGTAAGAGCAAAGCTCAGCACAATCTCATGGAAGGCGTGGCACACAATGCCGCGTTCGCCAAGAAGGTTGGGATCCCACAATCCGTGGGACGCGACTTTGTAGATGCCGATAAGGGAAAGAAATTTAGCAAGGGTGGCGCAAGCTCCCAAGCTGCTAGACAATCAATCAACCAGCCTAAAACCAATCATGGTGGACAGGCGCTTTTTAAACAAGGTGGAACTATGGCAAGCAAAATGAACCCCGGATTTATGGCAATGATGGCTAAAAAGAAGGATGCAAAACCTTCTGCAATGGGCAAGCCAACTATGAAAGCTGGCATGAGCACGGCTAAGGATGGCATGAAAAAGCCTACTCCTATGGCTGGCATGATGGGAATGAAAAAAGGCGGAATGGCAGCAACAAGCATGGGTAGCGTAAAAACCGCTGCTCCAAGCAAAGACGGTGTTGCTTCTAAGGGTAAAACCAAAGGTAAACAGATTGTTATGGCCGGCAATAAGGGCATGAAGTCTGGCGGTATGGCTAAGAAATATTGCTAAGGAGTAAATCATGGCAAAAGAAAGAATTGTTAGTAAAAAAGAATTGGAAGATTCTGGTCTTAGTTTGCGTGATTTTTTAAACAAAGAACGCGGCTTAACTCGTAAAGCTCCAGAGGGAACTAAGTTTGGCGAATACAAACCACGCCGTGAACCCAAGCCTTTAACAGAAGTTACAAAACCCGGAACAAATACTAATTACGAAAGTGATGAAGTATCCGACATGAGCTTCAACAAAAAGGGTGGCGCAATCAAAATGGCTAATGGCGGTTCTGCTTCTAAGCGGGCTGATGGTATTGCCATGAAGGGTAAAACCCGTGGAAAGATGTGCTAATCATGGCTACAAATCCATCAGATAAATATCGGCATAACGCTATCCTTGAGGGTGGCAAGTCTGGTTCCGGTGGTAGTAGCGGTAGGCTTAGCCGTGCAGTTGAGGGATACGCGGGGCCGGCAATGTTAGTTGGCTCTGGCGCTGCTGGTTATGCAGATTACAGAAGCACAAAAGCCAGACAGCAAGAAGAAAGTGAAGCCGCTGATGAAATGAAACGCGAAACACGCGGGGTTCAAAAAACCTCTACTGATCGCGCCCGCGATGATGCCCGTGAAATGAAAATGCTAGAACAGGCTGATAAAGCCTCTAGAGCGGCAAGCAAAGATATGGGCATGAAAAAAGGTGGTACTGCATCCTCCCGTGCTGATGGTATTGCTCAGCGTGGCAAAACCAAGGGTACTATAGTCATGTGTGGCGGTGGCTACATGAAAGGAAAAAAATGATGGCAAGCCGTGGAATGGGTGACATCAATCCCTCAAAGATGCCAGCGGGAACTAAAAAAGCCCGTAGGGATAACACTGATTTTATGCAATACGCAGAAGGCGGAAAGGTTGGCTTGTACGCTAACATTAACGCCAAGAAAAAACGTATCGCCGCAGGATCTGGTGAGAAGATGCGTAAAGTTGGTAGCAAAGGTGCGCCTACTGCTGATGCTTTTGTTCAATCCGCTAAGACCGCAAGGAAAAAATAATGGCTAATACCTCTGGGCTGTCAACATTTAATCTTGACCTTTCCGATTTAATCGAGGAGGCATTTGAACGTTGCGGATCAGAATTGCGTACTGGATACGACATGCGTACTGCGCGTCGTTCTATTAATCTATTGACGATTGAGTGGGCAAACAGAGGTATTAACCTGTGGACTGTTGAACAAGGCCAGATTGTGATGAACACTGGCCAGATTTGCTATGCTTTCCCGCCTGACACCATTGATTTGTTGGATCAGGTAACGCGAACTGGCACTGGAACAAACCAGACTGACCTTAGTGTTACCCGTATTTCTGAGCCAACCTATTCAACCATCCCTAACAAGAATGCTACTGGTAGACCAATTCAAGTCTGGATTAACCGCCAGTCAGGTCAAACAAATGCAACAACAGTTGTATTGACGCAAGCACTTGCGTCTACCGACACAACAATATACGTCAGTGATATTTCTCAACTGTCTACAACTGGGTTTATAAACATCACTACAGGCGGCGTTACAGAGACAGTTTTGTATCAGAACGTAGTTCCTACACCATCGTCTGTTAATGCTAATCTTGGGCAGTTAACTAACTGTTTTCGTGGTCAATACAATACTTTAGCTGCCGCACACGCAATAATTGGAACAACCATAGCGGTAAACAATTTACCAAACATTAATGTATGGCCAGCGCCAAGCGATCCCGGCGATCAATATACATTTATTTACTGGCGTATGCGCCGCGTACAAGATGCTGGAAATGGCGTAAACGTCCAAGATATTCCATTTAGATTTGTGCCATGCATGGTGGCTGGATTGGCTTTCTATCTATCCCAGAAGATCCCATCCGCAGCCGCACGCACTACATATTTGAAGTCAGAGTATGAAGAGCAATGGTTGTTGGCTTCTACGGAAGACAGGGACAAGGCTGCTGATCGTTATGTTCCAAGGAACATGATGTATGCCTAATAAGTTTGCTTCTGGCAAATGGGCAATTGCGGAGTGTGATCGCTGTGGTCAGCGGTACATGCTCAAGGAATTGAAGAAGCTGGTAATCAAGACAAAGATAGTAAATATCAAAGTTTGTCCTGAGTGCTGGGAGCCAGATCAGCCACAGCTACAGCTTGGTATGTATCCTGTGGAGGATGCTCAGGCGTTGCGTGAGCCTCGCCCTGATGTCAGTTACATTGTTTCTGGAACAAGCGGTTTACAAATTAATGTAAATGGCGGAACCTCACAGAGCGGATCTGGAACAAGTGAAGGTGGTAGCAGAATCTTCCAGTGGGGCTGGAATCCTGTTGGTGGGTCAAGCAGTTTTGATGCGTCTTTGACGCCAAATAACTTGGCTTTAACGGTAAGTCTTGGTACAGTTACGATAGCAACAACTTAGGAGTTGAAAATGGATAAAGCAGATTTAAAACAAGACAAAAAATTGATTGGTTCAATGATAAACAAGCATGAGAAAAAAATGCATCAAGGCATGAAACCAGTTAAATACGGCAAGGGTGGCGTAGCAGGCGTTTCTAGCGAATCCATGAAGTCTATGGGACGTAACATGGCGCGCGCTAACAACCAAAGAGGTCGTTAATATGGCTAAATTCAGCATGAAAAAAATGGGCAAAGAAGTCGGCTCAGCCAGCGTCTATGCCAAGCCACACAATATGTCTGGTAAAGAAACAGGTTCTGACATTGCGTACAAAACAGACCCTAACACTATGCCTTCTGATGAGTCTACTCCCGGCGGTATGCCATCTCGCAGAGTAAGCGTTGGCAACATTACCCGTGGCCCAAAGACTGACGGCATTAAGGTTCGTGGAACAGGCGCAGCTACTAAAGGCGTAATGGCCAGAGGCCCGATGGCATGACCTATACGGAGTTAGTAACAGCGATTCAGACGTATACAGAAAATACGTTTCCAGCCACCACTTTGGCGGATGGAAGTACTGTGTCTTCAACGACTCAGATCAATCGCTTTATTACTCAGGCTGAACAGCGCATCTATAACATGGTGCAGTTTCCGTCGTTACGTAAGAACGTGACGGGTAGCGTGACTACCAGCAATAAGTACTTGTCTTGCCCAGAGGATTTTTTATCCACTTACTCTTTGGCTGTGATTGATGCCAGCGGTAACTACGAGTACTTGCTAAACAAGGATGTGAACTTTATCCGTCAGGCGTATCCAAACGCAACTACAGATACAGGTATCCCTAAGTACTACGCGCTGTTTGGCCCGACTGTTAACACCAGCACAATCACCAATGAACTCTCTTTCATTGTTGGCCCAACACCAGATGCGTCCTACTCTGTAGAGCTGCACTATTACTATTACCCCGTGTCAATCACTGTTGCGGCTTCTGGTCAGACTTGGCTGGGAGACAACTTTGACACAGTCCTTTTGTATGGTTCACTTGTTGAGGCGTATACCTACATGAAAGGTGAAGTTGACATCATTACTGGATATGATGCCAAGTACAAAGAAGCACTTACCTTGGCTAAGCGTCTTGGAGATGGTCTGGAGCGCAGCGATGCTTATCGTAGCGGCCAGTATCGTGAAGCGCCCCTACCTCAGAATTTGGGGGTTAAATAATGTCTTTCACGGGTAACTGGGCAACCAATACGTTTTTAACTGGCTTGCTAGATGGCACGTTTGACTTTGGTACTGGTACTTCTCAAGTATTCAAGATTGCGCTATACACCAACAGCGCTACATTGAACGCAGATACCATTGCTTACACAAGCACGGGTGAAGCGTCTGGTGGGAATTACTCGGCAGGTGGTCAGGTTCTGGCTATCTCCCAAGTTCCGACTACTGGTAACTCTGGTTCTACAGCCTACATATCTTTTACAAACGCCGCATGGACAGGTGCAATCACCGCAAGAGGTGCGTTGATTTACTTGGCTAATGGCACGACTAACCCAACAGTTTGTGTACTAGATTTTGGTTCAGATAAGACCTCAACTAACACATTCACCGTACAATTCCCAGCAGTCACTAATACGTCTGCAATCATCCGCATCTCTTAATAGGAGCAATCATGCACAAAGAACAATCCGGTTTTGGCGATAACGCCGTAGCCACACTGCAAGCTAACGCATCCATCCCAGAAGGCATGGGCATTGACGGTCAGTACCATGTTGTCTGCCGCGACGCTGAAGGCAACCTCAAATGGGAAGATGAGTTTCCTAACTTGGTCGTAGCCGTTGGTAAGCAGTTACTACTCGATACACTCCTCCGCACATCTGGTACTTACACAACAGTTGGCCCGTTCTTAGGTCTGATTAACAACAGCACCACGTATGCAGCCGCAGACACCATGACTTCTAAGACATGGACTGAGTTGACTACTTACACCGTGGGCGGTTCGGCAGTTCGCGGTACAGCAGTATTCGCAGCGGCTAGTTCATCTGGTCTAACTCCATCAAACGTCACTACATCAACGGCTACGGCTATCACCTACACAATGACAGGTTCTGCTACTGTGTATGGATGTTTCTTGGTGACAGGTACTGGCGCAGTCAGCACAATCTCTAGCACTGCGGGTACTTTGTACTCAGAAGGCAACTTCAGCACTGCC